TTGGAACTTATCAATTTGGTCTGAGGACTTGATCGCCACAGTCAGAAACGCTTCTATATTCTACTGGGATACTTCCGCAGGTACAAACAATCGTGCCGTTCTGGTGTCTTCCATCGCAGGCGCTGAGAGCGTCCCTACTGTAGCACGAATAACCACAGTGAGCTTTCCTGACCGACACTTCATTGTAGGCGGCTCTCAAGAGTATGTGATTGGTGGCGGCACGGGCAACGTAGACGATATGTTGGTTCGGTGGTCAACGCAGGAAGATTTTACTAAGTTTGCACCCACCGCAACCAACACCGCAGGCGACCAGAGATTACAGATTGGCACGAAGATTGTGGCTATGGTGGCGGCGCGCGAGGAAACACTAATTAGTACCGATTCGGCCCTTTACGGCATGACATTTACTGGGGGTTCATTTGTGTTCAGTTTCAGACTGCTTGGCACTGACTGTGGGGCCGCAGGAATAAATACAATGATAAATGTCGATTCCACTGTGTACTACATGGGCCGAAGAAATTTCTTTGTATATGACGGGATCTTAAAAGAGTTGGCTTGTCCCGTGCAGTATTACGTCTTTGACAGAATGCAGGAAAGATACATCGACAAGGTCGTAGTGGGCCACAATAAAGCATTTAAAGAAATCACTTGGTTTTATGTGTCCAACGACAATACTGCGACCACTAATCCCGAAAACGATAGCTACGTCACATACAATTACGCAGAGAACGCTTGGACAATAGGAACAATGGATAGAACCGTATGGTCTGACAGCTTTGGCGCGCGAACTGTTCCGTTTGCTTTTGATCCTGACGGCTTCCTGTACAACCACGAAACTGGCACTAGCGACAATGGTGCGGCTATGAACAGCTTCATTGAGGCAGCGCCCCGTGAGATCAGCGCAGAAGGCGAAACTCTGTACATGGTTGATCAGATTGTTCCAGACGCCAATATGAGTGCAACCACAAGTCTAGACTTGTACATGAACACACGCAAATATCCCAACTCAACTGAAGTAATCAAAGGTCCATTTACCATCACATCTAGCACCGACAAAGTAAGCACTCGCGCCAAGGGCCGTCAGATTGCAATCAAGTTCCAAAGCACCGGCACTGAAGATCAATGGACGCTGGGAGACTTTAGAATTAATTCAAGACAGGATGGGCTACGTTAATGGCACAGGGATCACCACTCGCAGTATTACGTCTACCCAGCCCACCAGAAAGATATGAGCAAGGCTACATGGCGCGTTTAACCAATACCCTTGAACTAGAGAAGCAGGCAACGTACTTTGCGGCCTCTGTGGGTTTAACCACAGCCGTTGAGCAGGCCGAAGCTACAGCGTGGTTTGTATCGTAATGCCCAACAATTACAAAAACGCCTTACTTGACTTAACTGCCACCTCAGTGACCACGCTATATACTTGTCCTAGTGCGACAACTGCCTTGGTCAAAAGCATCCTAGTGTCAGAAGATAGTGGTAACGCTGACACAATCACAGTCACAATTACGGACGCTGACGCCGCTGTGTTTAGCCTTTTCAAGGTAAAAGCCGTTGCAAGCAACACTACAGTAGAGTTGCTTAGTGAGCCTTTAGTTGTTACTGAAAATCAAGTGTTAAAAGTTAATGCGGCCACAGCCAACAGATTACACGTTGCGGCAAGTCTATTGGAGATAAGTTAAATGGCAAGACAACCTATTGTGTTAACATCAAACCTAATACCAAACCTTGAGCCCAACACAGGCGCGCTGGCTAATATTTATTCCAATAAAGATCCTGTAAATCGAGATCCTATCGTTGAAAACGAAGACGGCACTTTTACAATTCCAACCTATGAGCGCACAGTGGTTGACGATATCCCTGATGACTTTGATTGGTCAATGTACGGCAGAGCTGGGCCAACGCTACGCTACTTCCACAGAGTAAGAACTGGCGAGATAGAATATGATCCTAGTAACGACGTGGTTGATCCAAGCACTTTAGGCGATCCAACAGATCCAGACCTTCCTGATGCGGCAGAGGTTATTAAACAGGAGCTGATTAGCGTTGGGACACAGCTTGCGGCTGGTGTTGGCGCACAGGTTGGACGATCCATTGCTGCAAATGTCGGTGATGGCGATTTTACAAGTGCCAATATCTCAGGAGGTATTTCTGACTTTACTTCAAACTTTAAACCTATGGATGTCTTTAGGGCGCCAAGCACTGGACCCTCTGCTAAACTTGGATTTAGCCCACTAAGCGATAATGCAGAACTTGCGGCTTTTGATAAAATAATTTCACAAGGCCAAGTAAGTGCAACAGAAGCCAGTCTGTATCCAGATGCGTCAAGAGCTAAAATAAGTGCAGCACAAGATGCTAAAATACAGAGAGATGCACTTGTTAAAACTGGCGAAACTGGAATTCTTGATGGAATGAAAGACAGGTTTGACCCTAACTCAGCCGCAGGCAGGGCAAACTTATACGGTTCTGCTGGCGCGGGTGCGGCCACAATTGCTGCTAATTTAATTGCAGGTAGAAACCTCAAGCAATCTGTAAGGTCTGGTGCTAAAGTTGGAGTTGGTACTTATGTTGGAACATTGATCGGTGGCCCTTTTGGTGGCATGATCGGTGGTATCCTTGGTGGTCGCGTAATCTGCAATGAATTAATGCGTCAGGGTGTTATGACCCGCAAGCAAGTTGTCTTAGATTACAAATTTACCCGTGACCATCTAACCCCAACACACGTCAACGGATATCATGTGTGGGCTGTGTGGATGGTCAAGCAAATGCGTAAGGGCCGTTTTGTACCTTTCTGGAAGCACGTTGCTGGGCATCGTGCCAACGAAATCGCCTACGTCTATGGTGAGCGTAGCAAGCCAGACTACCTTGGCAAAGTATATCGTAAAGTTCTGGAGCCGATCTGCTGGTCGATTGGTTTCTTTTGCAAGAAAACAGACTGGACAGTTCTCTATAATCAGAAGGAAGTTTAATATGGCCGAAGAAATGCAAATGCCAATGCCTGACATGGCCGGCGCTAATATGAATGGTGAAAATCCAATGCGTAACCTGCCACCAGAAGCGCAGAAAAACTTGCTACAGCCAGATGAAGAAATTGCGGCAATGCTTGTCGCGCGTCTGTCAGCTATGTCTGAGCAGGAACTATCCATGCTCGACACTGTAATCACCCCAGAAGTGGCGCAAGTTCTTATGAAGCTCCTCCCAGAGCTACAGGAGCTTATTGCGGCTGTAGAGGGCGGCGCGGCACAACAGGCAGCTCCAGCGCCACGTCAGGCTCCACGGGCGGCTCCTGCACCCCAAATGGGCGCGTTAGGCGGCATGGCCTAGTGCTAAGATTGGCAACAGTCGAAGATCTCTCTGATTTGTACATGATGCTTCAGGTCATGCACTCAGAAGCGATTGACGGCACTTCGCCTATTAATTCAGAAAAACTAACGGCTGCAATCAACAGCGCGCTGCACACAGGTGTTGTTGTTGTTGCGGAAGTTGACGGAAAAATTGCTGGATCTATTGGCGGGATGCAAACGACTGACTGGTGGAGTTCTGAAAAATACTTGGCAGATATGTTTTATTTTGTGTACAAAGAGCATAGAACGTCAACAATAGCTGTAAAGTTAATTAAGAGCTTTATGGAAATTGGCAAAAAAGCAAATATAAAGATGAAGTTAGGCCACGTTTACACAGGCGATGGTGATCGAAAAGATAAATTTTATGAGAGACTTGGCTTTGTAAAAGCTGGCTCTTTATATACGGAGGCTTAACATGGGCGGCTTTTGCACACCAACATATGAAAATCTTGGTTCTTCAAGCGAGACAGTATCAGGCACACAAATACCAGAATGGGTTGCCGCCGCTGGTAAAGGTTTATTCCAACGTGCCGCACAAATAGGTGAAGAAGACTATCCCGTTTTCCCCGGCGAAGGTAATCGCATAGCAGATTTTACTGGCGATGAGCGTCAGGGAATGAACATACTCCGCGAAGGCGCTGAGAATTACCTTCCATATATGAACCGCGCTGCTGGTGTGGCAGACACATTGGGAGGTGGCTATGACGCCATGTCTCAGCAAGAACTTCTGGGCGATCCATTCCAAGGCGCAAGCCGCGAGGAGCTTTTAGGCAACTACCAAGGCGCAACGCGCGAAGAACTTATGGGCGATCCTTTCAGCCTAGAATCTGCACAGCCATTTATGGACATCTACCAAAGCTCTATGGACCCTGCGGTGCGTGAGATTGAAGAGCAAACTATGCGCGCTCAAAATGAGGCACGGGCAAGAGCTGCAACAGGTGGTGGCGGCTTTGGATCACGTCTGGGCATTATGGAGGCCACTACGGCTGGAGAGGGAGCACAAGCTGCTGGAGATCTTAGGGCGCAAGCTGCCCGTGAGGGTCTTGGCTTTGCCACTGGTCGCTACGACACAGATCGCGCAGCTAGAGCTGCTACTGAAAATACAATGCGTAACCAATTTGAGCAGGATAGATCTGCACGGTTTGGTGCTGAAGATGTTATGCGTGGTCAGTTCGAGCAAGATCGATCTGCAAGATTTGGAGCTGATACGCAGGCGCGGCAGGCTTACGAAACAAATGAGGCGTCACGCATTCAGCAGATGGATGCCTACCAAGGCATGGCGCCTCTGGTGCAAGACCTACAAAGACAGGCTGCGGCTGGCTTGATTAGTTCTGGTGAGGCACAAAGGCAGCTTGACCAGCAGGCCCGTGACTTAGCTTTTGCTGATTTTCTTGATCAAAAAGATTACGACAAACAACAAGTTAATTTTGCGCTTGGAGCTCTTTCTGGTACTCCGTACAACACAACCAATCGAAGTTATACTACTGGCTCTCAAATGACTGCTACACCATCACTGTTTGGTCAAACACTGGCGGGAGCTGGTGGCTTGTATAGCGCATATAAGATGACCCAATAGGATAGGAAACGGATATGGCTCAACATGATATTGCTAACTATCCAGTAGGTATCCCACGGGGTGCGTCTGGGACAACTATGCAAGGTTTAGGTCAAAACGGCGTTCTAAACACTCTAGGAGGCAGTGCAGAAGCTGGTCAGCAGGCAATGGAGTTTGCGCGGCAACTTTACCCTGAAGCACCAAAGGCAGACCCTTGGGAGGCTGCATTCCAGTTTTTTGCTGAAATGGGCAAGCAGGCGTCAGTTCCCGGCTCTACGGCTTTGGGTGCGGCTGCAAGCTCATTGCAGGCTCCTATGGATTACCTGAATGCTAGAAAGAAAGAAAAGCGTGAGACAGACCGTGCGCGGATGACGGCAGCAGTTCAACTGGCTCCAAAATTAAAGTCAGAATTGGATGAAGTTGGCGGCGCAGAAGTTCAATCAAGTAAAATACTTGATAGTGGAGTAATTGTTTATGCTTTTAAAGACGGAAGTAAAAAAGTTTTAAATTCTCTTGGAGAAGTAGTTACAGGAGAAGCAGCTAGGACTGCCATCAAGGAAGCAGAAGACCGTGGAACTGAACTTCAAAGATTTAGAGCTGGAGGAAGACGCGCTGGTACTATTAGTGCTGATATTGGAAAAAATGCATTTGAAGAAGTTGGTCGAATTAGAAAAAATCTTGTTAATCTAATAGAAGCTCAAAGATTACTCAGACCAGAAAATGAAGGTGGTGAAGGTGCTAATTCTGGTCAAATTGCTAACCTTTTACCAAATTGGAAAGCATCAACAATTGCATTAGAAAACATAAAGAACAACCTTGGTTTGGATGTTATTGGATCTGTTACGTTTGGCGCTCTTAGTGAAAGTGAGCTTAACATGGCTCTCAGCACAGCTTTACCAACAAATATGCCAGAGGTTGAGCTTATACAATGGCTACAAGATAAGATTGATGCTCAAAATAAATTATCTGAGTATTTACAAGATCAAGCAATATTTTTGTCTGATGGTGAAACAACCATTGGTGACTGGTTGCGCCTTCAACGTGATAAAGAAAAAGAACTAAAGTTAGAAGAAGCTGAGAGAAGGCAGTCTGGAACAAATTATGATTTCAGTGTTATGGAAGCCGCAGAATTACAAGAAATTGATGTTAGCAGTTTAACCGATGATCAATTTGATTCTTGGGACGCGCGTATGGATGAATTGGGGCTTTAATTATGACAAGAGAAGAAAGAGTTAGAGCAGCCAAAATACGGCAAGCAAAAGCACGGCAGGCATTAATTGGACAAACTTTAAAAGTTGATCCAATGGTTCCTCGCGCTGATCCCGTTGGTTATGTAGCCCCAGAAACAGAAAAACGTCCAACAGACTTTCGTACTGAGTTTTCACAACCGGGCATAGACTTAATGAGCCAAGCCTCATACAAAGGCGGTGGCGTTGTTGATGTTCCTGATGAAATGCCTTTATATTCGGCAGATGGCATTAAAATTAAATTTCCAAAATTATTTCAAGAAGTCGTAGAATTTGCTGGTGATTTAGGAGCCTTTAGTGGCGGCGCAGTTGTTGGTGGCATGGGTTACGTTGTCGGCGGCATGGCCGATCTTATGGTTAAAGCTGGGTTTGACGAAGGCAATGCAAAGCGCCTAGCTAGAGATATCATGGCAATGCCAGATGCATTTGCTGGTTCTCTTGGAACCCTTGCAAAGCCAAGAGGTTCTAGAGGTAGCATTAATAAAACAGTTGCTAGTTTTACAGACGCAGAACAAGATGCAATGAAGACTGCGTTTAATGCAAATGATGGATTGCCAGATAATTTACTTCCTGTTGACACAGTCCAATTGTCTCCTGCGGAGCTTGGTACATTGTTACAACAGGCGTCCAAAGGTGGTCGCGCATCTCAAGCTGCAACTGAAGCACTAGCTAAAGAAGTCAAAATTAACCCAGAAGCAGCCGCTGCCGCAGAACGTCTTGGAATCGATCTGCCACCTGACGTTCTCAGTGACAACCCACTGCTAAAAAACGCTGCCGCGATGACACGGGATCTCAAGGCATCTGAAGCAGCCGCACGGTTTGAGACTGTGGTAGATGAGGCCGCAACTGCGGCACAAGAAGCTATGAGCGCAATTGACGCAACACAAGATATATCTCTTGTTTCTGCTAATATATTTAAAAAGTTAGACGAAGCTCAAGCATCTTTGAAAAAAACTGATGGAGAGCTTCACACTTTTGTTGATAATCAAATACCTGCGTCAACAATAGTTTCTCCAAAAAACATGATGGAACTTTTTGATAAAACAGTCCAAAAGTTGGGCGGCCTTGACAATCTTAGCTCACAAGAAATGTCTCTTTTAAATAAAATAACAAACCCAGATACGCCATTAACATATTTCGCTCTTCGGAGAGAAATGAGAGCTATCGGCAAAGCAATAGAAAAGGGTGAGGGTCCATATGGAAACATAGACCAAACAGCTCTAAGATCTATTTACAGAGCGATGGGATCTGATCGAACATTAGTAGCTGAAAGTATTGGTGGTTCTGAGTTACGAAAGACACTGAACTTAGCAAACAGAACTACAGTTCAAAGAAAAGAACTTGAAAAACGTATTATTAAAATTTTTGGAAAAGACCTTGAGGGGAGCATAGCGTCAGAATTGATAAAAGCTATAAATCTTGGCGCTAAAGGTAACGTGTCTGGATTAAACAGAATATTAAAAGCATTGCCCCCAGAGTTAAGAAGAGAAGCAATTGCTACTGCTATTAATGTTGTTTCTATAGATAAGGGTGCTAGAGGATTAGATTTTGGCTTCGCACAATACGCTACAGTTATGCGCGGATTAAAAAGAAACAGTGATGTTTATAATAAAATTATGGACGTTCTTGGACCTGATAGTGATGCGTTCCTTACTGATTTGCTTAATATATCAGAACGAATCACAGAGGCCCGTGGGCGCGTATCTCAGACTGGAAAGGCCAATCAAGCTCTTATTTTAGAAGGATTGACAGCAGAAGGTATTACCCAACGTGTTATAAATAGTACAATAGGCCGAAGAGTTGTTCGAGGCGCAGTCGCTGGCGGTGGTATGGTTAGCGGTGGACCAGCAGCAGGGTTGGCTGCTGATGCAATTACTGATGTTGTACTAAGTGCAGGAAAGACGGACAGGGTTAAGGCGGCTGGTAACCTACTTAACAGCGCGGCATTCAAAAGCCTTGTAGATGCAGATTTTGCAGCCAATCAAGTCGCACTTCAAACTGCTTTGGATAAATTAGAGAAATCCCCAGCGTTTAAACGTTGGCTCAAGAGTGTTGAAATGACCCCTAGCGCAGGCCGTAATTTACTTCAAATATCTATTGTAGCTGGGGCAGATGAAGGTGAGGTTGCTCCTGTTGCTGAAGAGCCCGTGGCTGAAGTTGACGTATCTCAATCTCCAGCCCTTCAAAGTCTAATTCAGACTACGAACCCGTCTGTTATCCCCAATCTTTAAAGTGGCCAAGCTCTTCGTTTTCGTCCCAGCCTGCACGGTATTCCTTTATCTGGTCATCAGTTAGGTCTACGACTTTAATGCCGTTGCCTGTGCCGTCAGGCCAGTAGTGAGGTGAGTAGTCGCGGTAATAGTAACTGTCTGCGCTGCCTCTGTCCCTTGGACCGCCATGCGTTCTATCAACTTCCATTGGGTATTCCTTTCTAAATTGGTAAAGGGGAGCCGAAGCTCCCCAAGGTGTTTACTTTGAAATCCAGTATTCCATCATCAGGCATTCCTTGTGAGGAAGATTTGCTGGTGGCTTCATAACCATGTACTGGTTCATACGGGCCATGATTTTGGTCATTATCACTCTGCGTGAATGAATGATGTATCCATCCTTGCGGAGCTTTGTAAGCACTGCCGCTGGATTGCAGACGCCAAACATATTCATCGCTTCAATTAGTGAGATTATATTGCCCTCAAGCATATGCTCCAGCATTGCTTCTGATGACGGAAAGCCTTGTGAATTTGCCATTAAAAAACCCTTTCTAAAGATCATATACTTCATCTAGTACGCTAAATAATGTATTGCAAGGGTTATAAAGGATTTTTTTAAATATTTTTTCCTGCACTCCTTAAATTCTTAATAAAGTCTTTCAGCTCTGCTTGAGCCCGAAACAGCCTGACCTCTGCCTTGCTGTCTGCGTCCCTGCGAAATCTTTCGTCCTGCGCCCGATCCACCTCAGAGCGCAGGAACTGTAGATGTGACACCTGAAAGGGCGTCAACGTGTCATCAATCATCAGATAAGTCTTTCAAGGATGATAGCAGCTATCAGAGCCACTGTGGCCGCAGCTAAAACAATATATCTTTTAGATATTTTTCTGCCTGCAAAAAACGGCTTTGCATCAGCCTCAGTTGGAAATAATGCCTCACTCGCTGGTGTCGCATCAACCTTGAGCTTAACAATCTTTGGCTTGGGAGCCACAATGCTATCCTTGTTTAAGCTGTCTATTTTTAACTTCACAGACTTCTCTGATCGACCAAATTTCTTTCCAATCTCACTGTTGTTTAACCCGTCAGTGCGATACTTCAAAAGCAAGCGCATCTCATCTAGCGACCAACGCCTCTTACCCTTCTTGGTTTTTTTTGCTTTCTTACTCATAGTTTTTCCTCCTGTTTTAATTTTAAATTTATTGTGTTGGTTATTTGCTTTGTATTTTATCCTATAGTTATTCACACCGACAGAGATGTCAAAACTATCAATTTATCTACTTTGTCATTTGTTTCCCGTGTATTCGTGAGAATAAGAAAAAACATTTCTTGGAACCCAACTGAAATTTCTGTTCTCACCTGTCAAAGAACGAACTTTCATATTTTTAGAAGTTGATCTCCATTTGGCAGATTTATTTCGATATTCACCCATGCGCGGATGAGTTGTCTTACTAAAATATCTTTTACCTTCTTCAATATGAATTTGTCCTATAGCGTCACTCAAACGGACACCAATGCCAAGACCTTGATAATCAGGAAGAACGACAGTTCTGTGTCCTCTATATGCATTTTTTAAAGTCCCACTTGGCATAGTTAAAACAGAGGTAAATCCAACGACATTTGATCCCCAGAGGCATACCCAGTGTTTTGCACTCTTATTGAGGTTTCCTGAGAGATAGTGATGGTCGCGGAAGATTGGCCACGACTGCGACCTGCAAGGTATGACTTCCAATTCAATGTCGGGACGCCTAAGACACCCCCTTGAAAGAAAATCTTTCGTTAAAGTATCATAAACCCAATCAGGTTGAAGCCACTCAATTATGTCGTAATGGCAAGAAGCAAATACCACAGAATGTATACCACTGTTGTTAATGTATCGGCTCAACGCTGCGGAACATGATTTAGCAACTGATCGATCAACAACGCTGGTAAATTCATCAACTACTGCACCATCACTTAATTGTCTGGCTAAATTTGCTCTGTATTTTTCGCCTGTAGAAAGTATTTTATATGGTCTAAACCAAGCTGGAATACTGTTTAATCCAACCGCACTTAGTTTTGTTTGTGCGTCATCTGCATCAGAAAAATGAGAAACTATTGCCTTGTTGTCATGCCACTGTGGCGCTGTTTCCTCGCCAAATAATTTTAACATAGTGGACTTTCCACTTCCAGACGGTCCTACAATTAAACCAATTTTAAAATCTGTTGGTAGTTCTGGAAGAGTTGGAACAGCACATTCAGAAATACCGTTAAAATCATAATCAAAATTTTTAGATACTTTTTCAGTTATTTCGTCTTGTTCTATATTTTCATATTTAAGAAGTTTATTCATTGCAAAACTCCAATACTTGCTTAGAGGCATCGCCTGCACCTTTCCCAACAATAACTTTGTGACCTATATTTTCAAGGTAAGTGATCATTCCTTTCTGATCGGGGGAAAGTCGCCCACCAGTTACGCGCTTCATTTCCACCCACAAGTTCCACTCAGGAATATATAAGTCAGGTATGCCTCGAACCACGCCTTCAGCTTTTAAACGCTTGGCAACACTGATAGATCTCTTCTCGCCATTGGGTATCGCAAATATTAACACCCGTGGATACTGAACTCGAAACCAGTTGATAAAACCAACCTGCTCTGAATGCTCAGAAGGGGATGTCTTCGAGACTGAAATCAGCGTATGGACTTTCTTGCGCCTCATGTTTTCTCTCCACTTGTGTGTAATCTAATTCTACGATCTCTTGATACTTTGGGTTGTGGCTGGAAGGCTTAACCTTAATGCGGCTGGGCTCAGTCCAGAAGTGACACTCATTCATAGCATCGTCCGTTGTGTCGGCATCAGAGTTTAATTTTGCCTTGCGCGCAGTATATCTGCTGGCTGCATATCCACCGTGGTCTGGGCATAGCCACTCGCTCACAGAAACCATTCCAGCGTAGTATGTAACCTTCACGCTGTCAGGCTTGCCCTCCTTCTTGTGCCGTCCGTACATCACGCTGTCCACCTCATACCACTCAGCCTCCACCTGTGACGATAGCATGGCCCCCTTATAAGAGTTTGCCGCGTGGTTAAGTGCTGGCGGGGGGAACTCAAACCCGCACTCAGGACAGATCTTACAGGCTGCGTGAACCATTGTCTGGCAGCTCTCGCAGGTCTTAACAGGAGCCTCACCCTCGCCAGCTCCTGCCGACTTGTCCTTTGGTTTTACTTTATCAATAAATCCATGCCGTTCTACATTTTGGCCGTAGTCCAAAATTAATGCATCTGTTTTGCCTTCAGCCACTCTCATGGCACGCCCAACTATTTGGACGTAGAGGCCAGTTGAGGCAGTGGCCCTGATAATTGCACAGAGGTCTACGGGAGGATGATCGAACCCTGTGGTCAATACATTGACGTTAATCAGGCATTTCAGCTTTTCACTTTTGAAATCTGCAATCGTCTGCTCACGCACCTTATTACCGTCTGAGCCCGTAACCACACCCACATCAATGTCGTGTCTCTCAAATTCATTCTTCAACATATAGGCGTGGTTTACCCCAGAGCTAAACACCAGCCAGCTCTTCCTGTCGGCGCCCAATCGCACAATCTCCTCGACTGTAGACTTCACAAGCTCTGGGTCAGATGCCGCTATCGCAAGTTCTGACTCAATAAATTCACCGCCACGCTTGCCGACATTGGTAAGGTCAATCTGCTTTACGCCACCCTTTGATATGACCGGCGACAAGTAACCCTGCTCCATCAGCATGGCCACTGGGATATCGTAGGCAATCCCATCAAAAATTGCGCCCTTACCTTTATGCAAATATCCTGTGTCCAGCCTGTACGGCGTGGCTGTCAATCCAACGACTTTAACCATTGGGTTGCAGGTCTTCAGGTCACTTATAAAGCGATTGTATCTAGTCTCAGTGTTCTTAGGCAGCAAGTGCGCTTCATCGATCAATACTAAGTCTGGCGCTGGAACTATGTCATACGCCCTCTGCCAGATCGACTGGATGCCTGCAAAGGTAATTGGGCGGTCTAGAACCTTCTGCTTTAAACCTGCACTGTACATCCCAAAATCAGCTTCTGGGTACAGCTTTAGCAATCCGTTGGCTCCTTGCTCAAGCAGCTCCTTAACGTGCGTAACAACCAACACCCGTGTTCCTTGGAATGACATGGCGTCTTTTATAATCTGCGCTATGATCGCCGTCTTGCCTGATCCAGTGGGAGCCACAATTAGTGGGTTATCTCCAGCCTTGCCAGCCCAATAATTGTAAAGGCCATCAACAGCTTTTTTTTGGTAGTCTCTCAGTTCAAACGTCATGTTTCACCTACAATATTAAATTCAGAAATTGGTATGTGGATTACAGGCTCTATGTCCTGCCAATCACCTCTATCTTTTCGGCCACCAATTTTAGCGTCCCATTCATTATTAGACATATCAACCCATCCCATTTGATCAGTCCATTGCACTAAAAGTATGCAGTTAATCCCAATGTCACTATAAGATTTTGCCGCAACAACTTTAGACATGGAAATAATGTATGTGGAATATGCAGTTTTTTTATTTGTTCTGCATTTAACTTCTACAAAAGTGCAGACTGTTTTGTTGTCAATCAAACAAAAATCCATTTTGTACTGTATGGGCAATTTAGCAAAATCTACATCGCCACCAAAACTTGCAATAAATCTTTTTACCGCCAGTGTTTCTTTCTTTAGATCCCCAGAAGTTTCATATGTTGGCCTAAACTTCATTACGAATTTTCTCCAAAAAATTATCAGCGTCTTGGACTGCAATTTTTACGTCACGATTTTCGCTCACCACATCCAAAATATTAATAGAAACATCATTTTGTATCTGGGGCCAATTTGCATAGCGAGAATACACTGCCACCAAGTTCAAGATGATACACACCAAACCTTCATCACTCATTTCATCTGGCATCACCCCCAATATATTGTTGATCAGTATTTCCATCTGTTCGTGTTCATCCATGTCGCATCCTTTCATCAAAAATAGCTTGGCTATTGTTTTCGTTCCGAATGATCTCGCCACTGTCCTGATCCTCGTATTCCACAAAGGTATCACCAGCGTCCGTAACCACAAAATCCTTTGGCATGATCTGAGGAATAAACAGATGCTCATCACAAGTAACGACAGGCTTGCCCTTGGCGCAGCTCCACGTTCCATCCTGCTCTGGCGTTACATGGCTGCACGTTCGACAACTTACCTCTGGAACTTTGCACCCGTGACACACAGCGAAGTAGCTACAGAACCGACACTGCCAGTAGCTGGGATCTTCATTTAGCTTGGCAGGCGGTGTATCAGAAAATATAATGTTCTTGGCCTTGCTCACCAGCAAGTTGCCAACAGCCTTGTCGCGCTTAATTCTTTCGCCATACATCTCATCTGTGTTCTTGTTGACGGCGAAGAAGTAGCACCTGTCCATGTCACCCAAGTGCATACCGATTTGACACTGCGCCCAATACACTGGCTTGGATTTCTTGCACCCTAAGTTCTTCATAGATTTAAAGTTCTTATCGTTCATCGTCTTGAACTCTAGCGTGTGTGGCTTGCTGCTTTCCGCAAACCCCTCACCCACCCCATCCAGCGACAATGCGAAGTGGCCACCACACTCTGCAAACCTAATCTGCTTGCCTGTGTCTGGATCTTTATCCCAGACCGTAACGCCAACAGCCCGTAGGTTAGCCACGATACGATCTTCTTCGCGGTCACCTGTCTCGAACAGTCGCAACATACGACCATCAAAAGTGGGCGACCAAGCATGACGAAACTGATACCACAGAGCGCGACTGCACTCGTTGCCAATCTGTGACCCACCTAAGTGTGGTCTGTGCTCATTCTTGCGCTTTACTTTATAGTGCTTGTAAATCGCATCAATCGTGGCTGGAGTGGCATATTGTTCTAAGTTCATCTGGCTTCCCTTCTATTCATAAAATGGGGCAGTGTTAGCCACCCCATCCTTCAATAGACCTACTTCTTCCAAGGTGGTGTTGAACCTCCACCTACAGAGGCCGTGGCTGCTGCTGCTGCAGGAGCTGCTTCCGCAGTCTCCCCACCGACTACGTCATAGCCCTTAACCTCATTAGACGCGCCATACTGACCGTCTGCTGGCTTAACTGCCAGCTTAACCATCATGGGCTTGTCACGAAGCTCTGCACTGTCTTTGGGACTGTTGACACCTATCGCCCGACAGATGCTCGACAGGCTGCGTTGAGCAATCTCGACAGCAACGCTGTTCGGGTTCTTGAGGTTCAGGCGCTCAAATACAAGACGCCCTTGGTGCTGCCCATCTATCACCTCAATTTTTAGCTCAAGGTATGATCCCGTCTGAGCCTTTGTCGGCTTCTCTTCGGTATCAGTAATCACGCATTTGTACCAATCTGCTGGCAGTGGTTCATACGTTGTCTGTGGCTCTATGGCCGATGCGTCAAATCCATTTAAGTCCATTTTATTTCTCCTTCTGGTTTGGTAAAAATTCTGTGAAAGGGTTGCCACCCTCAAATGTGAATGGCAGTGGCTCAGTAATATTGAACCGATTTTTGGTGACGCTTGAAGCCTGTGGAAAGCACAGGATCTCTCGCTCACCTGTAGAGATGGCGCGCTTCTTATCGCCCTCACCTCTGGTAAATGTCTTCAGTCGGATAAGCCCAACTAAATCCACGTTGTCAGTCCAATGTCCTTGAGACTTTTTATGGAGCTTCAAGACGTATCGATTGTAGGGGTCCATATCAGGCAGGGTCAATGTCTCGACATCTGCGTGAGCTAGGAATACCACGTTCATACCGCTTTCATAAGCCAAACTTCCCGCATATTCCCGCACCTGCCGATGAATCTCTGAGGCAGCTCCGTAACCCGCTCCAAAACCGCCAGCCGCTTGATTTATGCTCTTGGCTTTAGGATCGGCTGCAACAATCTCACTTTCGATTATTGTGGCCAACTGAGTTATGCTATCGATAATCAGCGTTTTAAACTCATGCTTTTCTGTGCCTAGAGTTTCAATGGCGTCCAATACTTCTTGAGAAGACGTTGCCAGTGGAAACAGGCTGACGTTGTCATTACCTGTCAGTGACGCCGTGCCGTCCTCAGTACGAATGAAGACAACTGGTCCCGGCATCATTGCCGCTAGGGTTGTCTTCCCCATGCCACCCTCCCCGAAGAGGGTCATTATGACTGGGCGTTGACCTGTCGGTTTCGACAGTGATTTTAAATTGATAGCCATTACCAATCCTTTCCAAATATGAGGGCAAAGACCTCATCCAAAATTTCATCCATTGTTCTATCCATTATATTTTCCTTTTTCAGTTGTCGTAAATTCGAGATCAGGATGCTCAAGCCAACGGTTTAGTTTTCGCTGTAATCGAACCTGATCTGGTTGATCGCTGAAGTTAATGTGCTTCAGCGCCTGAATGAGCATATGCAGCTCACTATCGGTCAAGGTCATGCGCTCCATTAGTACGCCTCGACCTTAACTCCAATCTTTGCCTTCTTTGTCTCGAAGGCAGTAGCGACCTTGGCCCACTGCTTTGGGTCATGGTCCAAGAGCCAGCGAACGCCAACCGAATCAGCAGATAGGGTCGTTTTTACTGGGTGTCTCATTTCTGGGATTTTGTGCTTAACTTCTTCCCACTTCATGGGGTCAAGTTTGCGCGTCACGTTCTGTGACAGTGTCACCTTGTGATCGTCTAGCTTGTGGGTGATTGAGCCTTCATCTTTAGCTTCTAATGCCTCAGTGATCTGCTCTTCGATTGCGTGTCTTTCGGCAATCAGCTTACGTTCTGCTTTCTTCAACTCTAGCCACTTGGAGGCCAATCCATCGATATTGCTCATCGCAATTTCCTTTCACTTCTTCTTCTATTTTTCTCTCTCTACAGAAATTGGTTTACAGAAATTGTTTCAGGGAGTAAAGATATTTTTACAACTAATCGTAAAAAGGTAAAAAATATGCAACAACTTATCCCCATCAATGACATCAGAATGGCGCTCCAAGATCGCCGTCTGACTGTCGTTGCAGAGCGGTGTGGACTGTCCCACCCCACTGTAAAATCTATTGCTACAGGCAACGAACAAATCAGTCTCACCACATGGAAAAAACTCAGCGAATACTTGAGCGAGGCAGAATGAAATTTCCAGTTGAAGACTACTGCTCAAAGCTAGGCTGGTACTTAGTAACCATACCAGCAGGGTCTAAAGGGCCGACCCGATTCGGATGGCAGCAACCAGAGAAAGCACTGTCTGATCCAGAGGCAGCTCGACAGTATTATGAGCAGAACCCAACGCACAATGTTGGGCTGTTACATGGCGCCAGTAAAACCTGCGCCGTTGACATCGATCATGTGGAAAATACCAAG